CCAATCACGTCTGTGTAGAGTGGGTAGTTTAGAAATAGACTACCCACTCACTTTATGTTATAATAGATATTATGAAATTATACACAGTAGGCGACAGTTTTACATACGGTGAAGAACTAGCAGATAGTAACAGTGCATGGCCACATGTATTGGGCAACCGGCTAGGTTATGATGTAGTCAATGAAGGCAGGCGTGGCACAGGTAATCATTGGTGTGTTAAACGCACAATGAATGCTGTGACACAACATAAACCAGATCTAGTTGTAGTAGGATGGACCAGTTGCGGCAGACAAGAGTTCAATGATCAACATGGTGCATTTACCATATGGCCAGGCTGTACAGAGCATGCATATTGGCTTGATCCAGATCAAGCAACAGATGTAGATAGGGCAACAATATCGCAATGGCTAACAATGTACAGTGAACCTGTATATGAATTTCGCAATTGGATAAGACAGGTATTGTTGTTGCAAAGTTTCTTAAAACAGTGTAACATACAGTATAGGTTTGTAAATACATTTGATAATTTAGATCTGTTGCATCAATTAGATCATCGAGCACATGATCTAATTGACATGATAGACACCACAGTGTTTGTGGGATGGCCCGATCAACAGATGGTTGAGATCATGGCCGATGCACCTAAAGGCCCGGGCGGGCATCCATTAGAACTAGGACACCAACGAATAGCAGAGGCAATATATGAAACCTTGCATACTACACGTTAAAGATGAAGTTAACGTAAAAATTGAAGGACTTGACTTGGATACTCGGCGCAAGCTCAGCAATGCATTCAAGTATGAGATCCCTGGTGCACGTTACATGCCAGCAGTGCGTCTTGGACGTTGGGATGGTAAAATGGCTTACTTTCAAATGGGAGGCAGTACCTATATCAATCTGCTGCCTGATATTTTGCCCATGTTGGCAAGTGCAGGATACGAGCCCAGTCTCAATGATCAACGTGACTATGTGATTGACATGCCATTGGACAGTGTTGATGAGAACACATTTGCACACAAAACTTGGCCCAAAGGACATTCTGTGGCAGGTGAACCAATTGTGTTGCGTGACTATCAAGTGGACACTGTAAACAAGTTTCTAGAGAATCAACAGTGCATACAAGAAGTGGCCACAGGTGCCGGCAAAACACTGATGACTGCAGCACTCAGTGCCAGTGTTGAAAAGTATGGACGCAGTATCATTGTGGTGCCTAACAAAAGCCTTGTGACACAAACAGAAGCAGACTATGTTAACATGGGACTGGATGTGGGTGTGTTCTTTGGCGACCGTAAAGAGTTTGGTCGTACACACACCATATGCACTTGGCAGAGTTTGAATGTGTTGTTGAAGAACACCAAGAACCAAGTGGCTGATGTTACAATACAAGACTTTATAGAAGATGTTGTGTGCATCATGATTGATGAAGTGCACCAAGCCAAAGCAGATGCACTCAAAACACTGCTCACAGGTGTGATGAGCCACATACCCATACGCTGGGGTCTTACAGGCACCATACCCAAAGAGAAGTTTGAAAGTGTAGCACTCACATGTAGCATTGGTCCTGTTGTCAATCAGATCAGCGCAAAAGAACTGCAAGACAAAGGAGTTCTTGCAAATTGCAATGTGAATGTGTTACAATTAATAGACTTAAAAGAACATCAAAACTATCAAAGCGAATTAAAATATTTGTTAGATGATGAAAAACGTTTGGACTATATTGCAGGCCTAATAGATAATATTGTGCAAAGCGGTAACACACTGATACTGGTTGATAGAGTGAATGCAGGCAAAGAGCTGCAAAAACGTATACCCAACAGTGTGTTTGTAAGTGGTGCAACCAAAGCAGCAGACAGGAAAGAACAGTATGATGAAGTTGCTGAATCTAGTGATAAAGTTATTATTGCTACTTATGGTGTTGCCGCTGTTGGTATTAACATCCCTCGGATATTCAATTTGGTACTTCTTGAGCCTGGCAAGAGCTTTGTTAGGGTCATCCAAAGTATCGGCCGCGGAATTCGCAAGGCTCATGATAAAGACTTCGTCCAAATTTGGGACATCACAAGCACCTGCAGATTTGCAAAACGACATCTTACCAAACGTAAGGCTTTCTACAAAGAAGCAAACTACCCATTCAAAGTTGAAAAAATAGATTGGAACTGAACACATGACTGACGAACAAAAAGAATTTAAACCTGGTGAAGCCATGTATGACGCTGGCATGTATTATTTCCACGAAGGTTTTAATAACAAAAGCACTGCAACAGTAATCAATTGGATCATAGATCAAAATTTACTGCCAAAAAATAAACGCAAAAACCAACTAACACTTATTATTAATTCACCAGGCGGTAGTGTACACAGTGCATTTGCACTCATCGACACCATGAAAGGCAGTGCTATTCCTGTTCACACTGTGGGTGTAGGATTGATTGCAAGTTGCGGCATACTCACGTTTATGGCTGGCAAAAAAGGCCACAGAGTTATTACACCAAACACCAGCATACTGTCACACCAATACAGTTGGGGATCACATGGTAAAGAACACGAACTGTTTGCTACAATGCGTGAGTTTGAACTTAGCAGTGAGCGCATGATTGCACACTATAGAAAGTGTACTGGACTTACAGAAAAGAAAATTCGTGAAGTACTACTGCCTCCGGAAGACAGATGGCTGAGCGCAGAAGAAGCAATCAAGTATGGCATTGCTGACAAAATCAAGGAAGTGTACTGATGCGTATATTAACACTCGACGACACAGCATTTGAAATGAATGAACTGCCAGACGAAGTCGATGACCTACGTTTTGCAGTGTTGGACAACAGTGACAGCACCAACCCAGATTACTTTTTTATTCCACTTATCTTTTTAGAAAGTTTTAATAGCCCTGCTGCAGTTATAGATGTTGCAGGACACCTCATACGACTGCCTATAGATTGGAAAATACTCATAGGTGAACGCGAAGTTGGCGATTTAGAAATGCTTAACCTCAGCAGTCTTAACGACAGAGGATTTAAAGCATTCAGTTTTAACCCATTGAGCAGTAAAATGCATGACTACTTGCCTATACGCATTGTTGATTTGTACAGTGATGTAAAATGGTACTTTCCAAAACTCAAACAAGGACAAATACTAGCAATACCCATTGAAACTTGTGGTAAACCAAGGTGTGTATATGCCGCAAAAGAAATAAACAGGCAGAACGAAATTGTCGACATCACCAAAGCCTGGTAAGACTATTGTGCAAAAAGAATATCGTACTTTTATGTTTAGGACTACACCCACCAGTGATGTTGATTACGAAAGTATCAAAGCAACACACAACCGCATGGATGCATACTTTGCTGCAAGACCAAGTTTACAACCTTATGTACACAGGTATATGGAAATGAGAAGTGCAAACAACCAAGGACCATTACAGCATTGGTTGGTGTTGGAGTTTGAAAATATTGACGATGCCAACATGTTCAAGTTATACTTTGTAAACGATATCACAACCGGAGGTGTACGTTTTGAGTGACAAGATAAAACTAGATGTAATACTAAATGCATTGGATGCCAAAGACTATGGCTTCTATGACAGACTAACGCCTGAACAGCAAAAGCAGTTGAGTCCTTTCTTGTTAAACCGGTATATTAGCATTGTTAAAGATGGCAAACCAAGACATAAAAGCACACAAATTGAAACCTACTATCTAATGGCCACAAATGAACAAGTTAATACACAGTACTTTGAATTGGCCAAACATCCAAAACTGATATGGCAACTGCTATGCACTGTGAGTCCGGACAAGGGTAAGCAGTTTCATCAGTGGGTAGGACACAAAAAGAAAGACAAAGGAAACAGCAACAAAGTGCGCAAGTACATAGAACAGTTGCATCCCACAGCCAAGCGTGATGAATTGGACTGGTTGTGTACACAGTACACAGAAAAAGATATCAAAGCATTGGATCAACTCTACGGTAACGACGGCAAACTATGAATGACTTTACAAGCATCATAAAAGATGCTATAATAAATCATAAAATGGAAAAGCAAGAATATACATGTCAGTATTGCGGAAAAGGCTATCGCAAGGAAAGCACTCTTGTGGCACATCTGTGCGAGCCCAAGCGACGTGCGCAACAAGAAAATGAAGCAGGTGTTAAATTGGCCATGACTGCTTATTTGCGATTCTATGAACTGTCACAAGGCAGTGCCAAGTTTAAAACCTACAAAGATTTTTGCGAAAGTCCATATTATAATGCATTTGTAAAGTTTGGTAGACATCTAATAAACATCAGAGCAATCAACACCAGCAAGTTTATAGACTGGGTGATCAAAAGCAATAAGAAATTAGATTACTGGTGCAAAGATGTGTTTTATCAAGAATATTTGTTTGAACACTTGCGCAAAGAAGCAACACAGGATGCATTAGAACGCAGTTTGAAAACAATGACAGATTGGGCAGAAGAAAAAAACAGTGTGTTCAATCATTACTTCTTATACGCCAGCGCCAATCGCATAGTTCATGACATCACAACAGGACGCATAAGTAGTTGGGTTGTCTACAATTGTGATAGTGGTATTGCTATGCTAGACAAACTGTCAACAGAACAAATTGAATTGGTGTTTCCATACATCGATCCCGACCACTGGAAACGCAAATTTATGGACTACTATGCTGACACAGAATGGGTCAAGCACATACTCAAGGAAGCAGGACTATGAAAATATTAATATGCGGATTACCGGGTTCGGGCAAAAGCACACTAGCAGAACCTTTTGCAGAACTGTTAGGCGCAGTATGGATCAATGCTGACCAAGTAAGAACACGCTACGATGATTGGGATTTTAGTCCCGAAGGAAGAATAAGACAAGCACAGCGTATGCAATATCTAA